TTTAAATATCCTGGCTAATGAAGTTCAAAAGAATCTAAGGAAAGACTTTGAGACATCCCTAACCCTAAGAAGGAAAGGATGGGTACTCCAGCAAGTAAAGATCAATAAGGAACAGAGATCCACTAAGGCAAGACTCACAGTAACTATTGAGGTAACTGATCAAGCATCATTCATTAACCCTATGGAGAAGGGTGCTGAGCATCTACCCATCAATGGTAAGAAGTTTCTAGTAATCCCTAACTCTAAATCATTTGGTAAGAGAGTAATAGGTAAGGATGATCTACTCAACATAAAGAACCTAGGACTAACTAACTCTCCTCATGGCTTACAGGGTAGACAGAGAACCTTTGTGATTAACTCTAAGGCTACAGGTACACCCTTGGTAATGCAGAGAGTAGCTAATGATGCTGCTAATAGTTATAGGAAGGGTATTAAGAAGTCTACTGGACTAAGGATGTTATACACCCTGATTAAGATGAGTAAGAGACCTAAGAAGATTCATTGGTACTCAACAGCTACCCAAACTGTTCAAGAGCAATTCACTAACATAGCAGCAGAAGTAATGAGTAAGGCATTGAAAGACAGTAAGAAGTAAGAGAGACCATTATGATTATACTACAGTTAAATTCATTATACTATCATAGCAAAGCTCTATTCAATTATATTTTTCCTGGGTCCTTCTCATACTCATTTTAAAGGGGTATCGCGCCAGAGTTTTCTATTTTTATACACAAAACTCATTATAAATCATATTCATACTTCTATATAGTATATTAAGGCATTAAAATGGAACTAGACCTAGACAATTTAACCAGAGACCACTTAGCTAACCTTTTTGGATGCTCTGAAAAAACTATTGATAATTATACAAAACTAAAAGAAGACCCCTTACCCTACAAGTCTAGAGGTAAGTTCAAAGCTTATGTATGGTCTGATGTCTTCAAGTGGAAACTAAAGCAGGTAATTCAGAAAGCTCCAGCTAGAGACTTTACAGAGAAAGATAACCTAGAGGCTGCTAAGCTTGAAGGCCAAAACCTAAAGAATGAAAGAGAGAAGCTAGAGCTAGATGCTAGGAAGGGTGAACTCCTAGAGGTTAATGATGTCAGACAAACATGGTCTGACTCCCTCGCAGAGATTAAGCAAGCTCTAAGGAATGCAGGTCATACAGCAGCAGAGTCTATTACCTCTGATATGACCTATGGAAAGAAGAAAGAGATTATTGATTCTCTTATCTTCAAGAATCTAGCTGAGGTCATTGAAAAGACTTCAGAGGTCTCCAGCTAATGAGTAAGGCTAAAGACCTACTCAAAGAGGTAATACACCTACTAGAGCCTCCTCCATCTATGACCCTCTCAGAGTGGACCATAGCTAACCGCTATCTGTCTGCTGAGGAATCCTCTATTCCTGGAAAGTATGATCCTGAGTTTGCTCCTTTTCAGCTAGGGATTATGGATACCATCTCTAACCCTGATGTAGAGAAGGTAGTAGTAATGGCCTCTACCAGAATAGGTAAGACCAACATTGTAACTAATACCATTGGTTACTATGCTGATCTAGACCCCTGTCCGATTTTATACATGAGAGGTATTGCTAATGATTGTAAGCTATTTAGCAAAGAAGAGTTAAGCTGGCTTTTCCAGAATACTCCTGTATTGGCTGGAAAGCTTACAGATAATATAGGTAAGGATTCAAACAATACCCTAGACTGGAAAAAATTTCCAGGTGGAAGCATTAGGTTAATTGGTTCTAACTCTCCCTCTCATCTATCAGGCTTTGCGGCAAGAGTAGTCTTACTAGATGAGGTGGATAAGTATGCTCCTATTCCTGGCTTTGGTAACCCTTGTGAGTTAGCAGAAGGTAGAACCCAAACCTTCCCTCACAATAAGAAGATAGTCTATATCTCCTCTCCTACCATTGCTCATACCAGTAACTCCAAAGCTAAGACTATTCATTCTGAGTTTCTTCAATCCTCACAGGCTTACTATCATATTCCATGCCCCCATTGTGGAACCTATCAGGTATTGGAATGGGAAAACCTAAGATTCTCTCACTGTAGAGAAACCCTAGATGATGTCTACTACCAGTGTTCCTACTGTGATGGAAAGATTACAGAGGCAGACAAGAGGCTAGCTAACAAGCTTGGACAATGGGTAGAGACCTACCCAGAGAGAAAGACCAAAGGCTTCAACATCTCTCAGCTTTACTCTCCCTTCAGTTCCTTTGAGAAGATAGCTGAGGAATGGCTAAAGGTAGACAAGTCTAAAGACATCTACTCCATTCAGAGATTCAAGAATGAGGTTCTAGGTCTTCCCTTTGAGGAGGATCTAGGTCTCTACAAAGACTCCTCAGATGCTCTCTTCAATAGGAAGGAGAGATACAGCCTAGTCCCTTCCTCTGCCTACCTCCTAACCGCCGCTGTAGATACCCAGGATTCCTGGCTCTCCTACACAGTCACAGCCTGGGGTCTCGATAGGGAATGCTGGGTTATGGAGTCTGGGAGGATTGATGGAGATCCCGCTACCCCTGGACCTTGGGAGGCTCTATCAGAGGTGATCTACAGGAAGTACCGCCATGAGTCAGGGGTAGAGGTAGGTATTGAAAAGGTCTTAATTGATACCCAAGGTCACAAGACCCAGCATGTAAACAAATACCTTAAGGGTAAATCTCCAATGGTCCAAGGTATATATGGGTCTAGAACACCTAACAAACCAATCATCACAAAGGCGAAGAGAGATCAGCATACAGGGTTAAGGAGATGGGAAGTAGGGACAGAGAATGCTAAGACTGACATCTTTCAGATGTTATCTACTGAGAAACCTGGACCTCACTACATTCATTTTCCATTTGAGTTAGAAGAGTCTTACTTTAAGGAACTATTTTCAGAGAGAAAGGTTAATGGAAAGTTTAAGCAGATAGGACAGAGGCGCAATGAAAAGCTAGATGAGCTTGGGTATAACTTAGCTGCTTACTACATTTGTATTAAGAATTATAACATGGAAACAAGAAAGATTACCTTTACTCAGTCTAGTATTGAGATGAATGAGCCTGATGAAGTAGAGGAGGATGAGGAATCCACAGGTATTACCCCTACCCTCTCTACCCAGATCCTAACCACTCTACCTACTCCTCCTCCTCAGCCTCCTCCGGTTCCAGTAGCTCCAGAGAGGGTCTTAACCGCTAGAGAGAGGTATTTAGCCAAAACCAGAGGCTCTAGGCAGGATTCTGGAGGCTATCAGCCTAGCTACTGGGAATAGAAATACATCCTTTCCAGACTTACTAATGGAAAGGTAGATAATGGATATCACAAAGTTATTCCCTAATAAAATTTTTTACCAAGGTGATTCATGGGAGTTCAGTCTAAACCTATCAGGTTATGATTCTACTCTCTATACCTGTAGCTATGTATTCAAGAAAGCAGGATCAGATACCTTTAGTTTCTCTTCTACTGCTGGCTCTGATGGTAGCTTTGCCTTCTCTGTAGCCTCCTCAGTCACAGCTACCTATGCCCCTGGCCTTTATTATGTAGTGGCCTACCTAACTGAGCTAGCTACATCAAAGAAGTTCACAGCAGGTAACACAGAGATTCTAATTAAGCCTGATCTTCTTACCTTCACTGGAGATCCTAGAAGTATTAATAGGATTTCTCTAGATGATGTAGAGGCTGCTCTAGCTAGTGGTGCTGGCTCAGATGTTTCTGAGTACACCATTGGTTCTAGAACTGTAAAGAAGAATAGAGCAGGACTACTAGAGCTAAGAAACTTCTACCTCCTAAGAGTAAGAGCAGAGATGGGTATTAGTAATCTTGGTCAGATTTTTTATAACCTATAAAGAGATAACCTATGAGCCTTGAAAACTTAGACAAAGAAGTTCAATTTAAGACAGAATCCCTAGCTGAGGTTATTCAGGCTAAGGCAGATAGAAAGCTTAAGGTAGCTCAAAAATACATTAAATCCTTTGAGGCTGCTCAGTTCAATAGACTTAACTCTAGCTGGACTGCTGTAGACTTCTCCCCTGCTCAAGAGCTATACAATGATCTAAAGGTATTGAAGACTAGATCAAGAGACCTCTACTGTAACTCTCCAGTAGTAAGTAACTTTGTATCTCTCCTACAGCAGAACATTGTAGGTCACAAAGGCTTTACCTTTAAGTCTAAGGTTCTCAATTCTAAGAATAACCTTAACTCCAAGATGGCTAAGCAGATTGAGGAGGCTTGGTCTGACTTTAGTAAGGCTGGGAACTTTGAGGTTACTGGTTCATATGGTCTTACTGATGCTCTAGATATGATGGTTCAATCCTTGGCTGTTGATGGAGAGATCCTACTTAAGAAGATTCCTGGAAGAGGTAAGTATGGCTTTCAGGTTCAGCTACTCCACTCTGAGCAATTGATCATCTCTAAACATGAAGCCTTTGATATGGGTATCAGGAGAGATGAGTATGGGAAGCCTGTAGAGTATTGCTTAACTGATAGGCATCCTGGAGAAGGTCTTACTAAGTTCATCTATGAACCTGCTACCGCTATTCTCCATGCCTACATTCCTTATCAAATTGGCGCTCCTAGAGGAGTTCCAATGTCTTCCTCTGCTATGCAGACTATTAAGATGTTGGATGAATATAGAAAAAGTGAACTAGTGGCGGCAAGGCTAGAAGCTTCTAAATTCATGATCTACAAACAAAAGCAGATTGATGATCTAGACCCAGATATCGCTATGGAGGCTGCTCTACCTGCCTCCATCAAACATAACACTATTACTCCAGGTATGGCAGAGGTTCTAGCTCCAGGTATGGAGGCTGAGTTTATGAACCCCACTCATCCTAACTCTGCCTTTGATTCTTTCTCCAGATCCCTTAAGAAGGAAATTGCTGCTGGATTAGGTCTCTCCTATAACTCCCTTTACTCAGATTTTGAAAACACATCCTTCTCAAGCATGAGAGCAGCTTTTATTTCTGAAAGAGCCTTCTATAGAAAGCTACAGGCTTTAGTAATTGAAAAGGTGCTAGATCCAATCTTTGAGGCTTTCATTGATGCAGCTTGTTTATCTGGAAAGCTAAAGCTAGAGCCTGTCCTAGGTTCCTATGATGCTTACAAGGCTCATGAGTTTATCGCTAAGGCTTATGAGTTCTCTAACCCTCTACAAGAGGCACAAGCTCAGGTAATGCTAGTAGATAACAGACTAATGTCTAAGACTCAGATTGCTGCTGAGAGAGGTGTTAGTTATGAAGACATCCTGAATGATATTAAGGCTGAGCAGGATCTAGAAGCTTCTAAGGGTATTAAGTTTGAGATCTTACCTAAGGGTGCTGTGATCTCTGCTATTCCAGATGGGGCTACTACCACTACCCCTAATGCAGGGTCTACACCATCTGTTTAAGACTTACTAGAAAGAGGTTCATAAATGAAAGTTAACAAGAAACAAGTAAGATCATTCCTTATTGATGAAGTAGATAGCACAAGTGATAAGGAATTTATTTCAATGTCTCTATCTTCAGAGGCTCCATATGAGAGAGCCTTTGGTATGGAAATCCTTTTACATGGTCCTGAGAACATTGATATGTCTAGAACCCTTTACAATGGATTACCACTACTGGTTAATCATGATGATACTGAGCTACCTATTGGAAGGCTTAGAAACATCAGAATTGATGAAACTACTAAGAAGCTAAGAGCAGATGCCTATTTCTCTAACAGGTTTGAAGCTCAAGCTGTTAAGGAAGATATCATCAATGGAATTACTGGCGATGTCTCAGTAGGCTACAAGATCCTAGATTACAAGCTAGAGAAGTCTCTAGAAAAAGATGTTCCTAATAATGTCTTTGTTACTAGATGGATGCCTTATGAAGGTTCTATTGTCGCGCTACCTGCTGATAGCTCAGTAGGAGTAGGTAGATCTGATGATGAAGAATTAGAGATTGAGATCCCTGAGGATGAAGTTCTAGAAGATGAAAAGGCTATGAAGCCTGAAGACAAACCTATGGAATGCAAGGGTGAGCCTAAAGAAGATGAAACACCCTCAGAAGATGCCTCAGAACTCCAGGCAGAGACTCAAGAGGAAGCTACTGAAGATCCTAAAGAAGAAGCCACAGAAACCCCTGCTGAGGAATCAGTAGAGGAGGAAGAGGAATCAGTAGTAGAAGACACTGAAGACCCTAAAGAAGGAAATAAGGGTAAATCAGACTTACTAGATATCAAAGGTTCTGATTTAAAAGCAATTAAACAAGCTGCTCTAAATCTTGGCCTTAAGACTGAATCAGAAATTGATGAACTCCTAACTAAATCACTCTCTCTGGAAGACCTTAGAAGTGAAGTGCTTAAACAAAGCTCAAATATCATTACCAGTAGCAAAACTACTATCTCTCAAAAAGGAATAAAAATGATTGACAATGAAACTTTTTACCGCTCTCTAGCTAGTGCTGCTAAGGGTAACTTCTCTGAAGTAGATCAGGCTCTACTTGGTACCGCTATTAATCAGACTGGTGCTAGAAGCTTCTCCGCTGATCTCTTCACCCGCGCAAATGAAATGACTACCTCCGCTAAGGGAACTAACACCATCTATGAGCAGAACATTGGATTTCTAGACCTACTTCGCACTAGAACTGCTGTTCTCCAGGCTGGAGCTAAGACCCGCTCCGGTAATGGTTCTCTCTCTTACATGAGACAGAAAGCCGCAGTAGCCGCTACTCTTCGCGCAGAAAATAGCGGAACCACTGGAAACACTTTCGCAGATTTTGAGAAGGTTCCTTACACTCCTAAGGCTCTAACCGCTAAGGTTTACCTAACCGATGAGCTACAGAAGGAAGCTGGACTAGACCTAATCAACATCCTAAAGGGTGACATGGTTAAGCAGTTTGGTATTGCAATTGATAACTATGCTATCAATGGTAATGCTTCTCCTGCCATTAATGGCCTTCTATCTGCTGCTACTATTACCGCTGGCCTCTATAACAAGGATCTAGGTGTAGCTGCTCTACCTACTTGGTCTACTGTTAATGCTCTAAAGGCTGCTGTAGATACCAAGGGTGTAGACCTTGCCGCTTGCTCTTTCCTAGTTACTCCTTCTCTCCTAGGTGTTCTAGAAAGTACTCAGAGAGCTACTAATGGTAGCTTCATCTCTGAAGCTGGTAAGATTAATGGTTATGGTGTTCTCTCTACCTCTAACATGCCTGTAGCTTCCTTGAATCACTCCATGATCTTTGGAGACTTCTCTAACCTAGAGATCTGCCTACAGGGTCCTACTGAGTTCATGATTGATGTCCAGAGCCGCTTTGATGAAGGTATCACAATCCTAACTGCTAGACAGTATTTTGATGTTGGTGTCCTACAGCCTTCTGCTTTCGCTAAGTGTGCTAACTTCCTAGTAGCTTAATAGCTTCTTAAGAATTACAAAACAAAAGAGCCATCATCCGGTAAAGATGGTGGCTCTTACTCTTAAGGGGGTTAATTATGGCACTACAAGACATCTTTAAAAATGACCTAGCCTTAATGATGAAGGAGACTGGTTCTCTAGTTTCATACAATGGCTTTACTACCTATGGGGTTCTATCTCATGACCCTACAGAAGTTCTGTCTCTAAACAGTAAGCAGTATTCAGTTCAAGACACTAGCCTTACCCTAACTATCGCTACTGGTTCTATTGGCAAGATTAAGAACAATGAAACACTACAAGTAGATAACACTACTTACCAGATCTATAAATACATTATACAGGATGATGGACTAGATACTAAGATCTGGTTATCAGGAGTCAATTAAATGTTTACCAATGCTCCAGCTATTCTAACTTATCTAAAGACTTTGATTGAAACCAATGTTACTAACCCTTCATTTAATGTAAACCTAGATGAGCCTATTGAGCTTGTCTATGAAGACCTACCATCCATTGCTATCTATCCCATTAGAGAAGATTTTAATTATGATGAATCCTTCTCTCAGGATAAAAAGAACCTATCTCTAAGAATAGAAATCAGGATGAAGGGATCTCCAGCCTCCACCATCGCTACTCCTATTGTTAATCAGATTTCTACCCTTATCAAAGCTGATAGAACCTTTGCAGGACTAGCAGAGTATGTAGAGATCCAAAGCCTTCAGTGGGCTAATGATAGATCTGAAAAGGGTCTAGTCTGTGGTGCTGCTCTAGACCTACAAGTGAATTACCTAATTTAATAAGGAAACCCATGAAAGTTATTTCAACCAATGAACACTACAATTTCAATAAAAGCCTAGGTCTATCAGAAGACATCACCCTTCCATGTAATGAAGAGGTAGAGGTAGCTGAAGAGGATGCTTTGATTTTGCTTACCTATCCAGGTGTAGTAAAGGCTAAATCAGACTTACTAGATGTTAAGGAAAGTATTGAAACCCCTGAAGTAAAAACCCCATTCTATAAAGGAATCAAATAATGGCTGTATTAAGTTCTCTAAACCAATCTAAGAAAATTGCTGGTGTAGCTCAGGTCTACCTAGTAGCTAGACCTACTGGTGGTTACACTGGTGGTACCGATGCTCTAAGGGTCACTAACCTTAAGTCTCAATTCTTCACTGATGCGGCTACCGATGCTTGCAGAGTTCTAATCCCTTCTATCCAGTTTGATCTAGATGCTTCTGGAGTGGAAATCAAGCTAAAGCAGAATAGCATTGAGTTTGATCCTAATGCTGGATCTAAGTATAAGGCTATGAATGCTCCTTCTGAAGCTACTGTTAGCTGGACCTTTAAGGATATGGATGCTGGTAAGATCATGGATGCTTTCTCCTGTGTAGCTGGGGATCAGTTCACTACTGCTGCTGCTACTGGTGTAGCTGGTAGGAAGACAGTCATGATTGGTAGACAGGGTTCACCTCTTGAGGTAGCTATCCTAGTTCGCTACCCTGCTGGAACTGTCTCTGCTGGTGGTGTCGCTGAATTCCAGAACATCTATATTCCCTATGCCACAATGACCCCTGACTGGGACATCAAGCTAGACAAGAAAAACCTAGCTGTATGCAAGCTCTCAGCTACCGCTATTTGTGATATGTCCCTAATCGGTTCTGCTGCTATGCCTCCTGTAGCCTTGATTGATGATGTAACTGCTGCTGGTGTCTAAGGATTAACCCTGTAGGATTGGTTCCGCTCCTCCCATACCCTGCCTTAAAGCCTCTCTTAACTGAGAGGCTTTTTGTTATTACCAAAGACTTACTATATACAAGGAGAAATACTATTTATGAGTTCATTTAGTTTAAGAAAATTGGAGATGGCTTTTCCTCATTTACAGGCTGCTGAGAAGAGAGAACCAAAGGCACTAGTTAACCTAGCTGCTATTGCTATGGCAGATGAAGCCTCCCTAAAGCTCTCTGCTGCTGGAAACACTGAAGCCTTACAGGTCTACATTGATAAAGCCTATGATATGGAGTCTGATGAGGTGGCTGCTCTGCTAGCAGTTTTTATCAAAGGATCTCAGAGATTCACTCTTGTTCTGAGTGGCTTGAAGCCCGAAGAAGTGAATCAGCATCTAGCATATCAGGAGAAGACCCTAAAAGAGTCTTTGGGTATCCAATCGGAAGAAGTCTAGCTAGTGTAGCTGGAGGCTATGAAGCTGCTCTAGACCTCCAGGCAACAGAAGCTCTTTGGATGCTGGAAGACCTACTTAAGAAGGCTGAGATAGACAGTTATAAACACTCTCAGCTTATCTATCACTCCTCCTTACCCCTATGGGTTAACAGTAGTGAGTTACCAGAAGCGCCCCAGCCTCCAGAGTGGTTACAAGAAATTCTAGAAGACCAAGATTAAGGAAATACATAAATGGCAGATCCTAAGTTAAAAGTAGAGTTAGATGGAGATAGTAGCGGTCTTTTTGCTGCTCTTGAAAAAGCATCTAAAGGTATTTATGACTTTTCCAAGAATGGAGAGAAGGATCTATCTAACCTAAATTCTCCCTTTGAGAAGCTTGGAGGAGCCTTCTCTATGCTTAAGGGTGCTATTGCTGGCCTAGCCATCTTTGAAGTTATGAAGGCATCTGTAGATGCTGCTGTAGAGCTAGGCACAGAGGTTAGAAGGCTTTCTAGCTTCTTTCAGATTGGATCTGAGCAGGCTGGAGAACTAGCAGAAGCCTTAAAGAGAATGGGTAGTAATCCAGAAGAGTTTATTAATATGTCTGCCAAGATGACTAAGCAGATTGGTAAGAATACTGAGCAGTTTGAGAAGTATGGAATTACTGTAAAAACTGTAGGAGAAGATGGTAAAGAACATTACAGGAAACAGATTGATATTCTTGAAGATGTAGGAGAGAAGCTAAACAGTATTGAAGGAGATACAGCTAGAACTACTGCTGCTCAGCAATTGCTAGGTAAGGGTTCTGCTGAGGCTGCTACCTACCTGATGAAACTAGCTGCTGCTGCTGAGGATTCTAAGAAGAATTTAGCTGAGATGGGTGTAGCTATTGATTATGAGAAGCTGAAGAATGAAGCTAAGGAATACAAGAAAACTCAGGCAGACATAACCCAAACCTTTAGTGTAATGAAGGTGGTAGCAGGACAGGAACTACTACCTTCCCTGCTAGACCTATCTAGATTCTTCTCCTCCATCCTTACCCCTGCTGCTGCTGGTATTGCATGGGGTATTAAGGCTATTACTACAGCCTTCTGGACACTCAAACTAATCATTGTAGAAGCTGTTAATTTCATCCAAGACTTTTTCTTTAAGGCTATGGCTGGAGCCTCAACTATTGGTAAGACCCTTTGGGCTTTGGTTCATCTAGATGTCAAAGGAGCTATCCAAGCTGCTAAGGATGGTAAGGCTGAGCTTGAACAGATTGATAGAGACTCTAAGGCTGTAACCCTTATGAACACAGAAGAGCATTCAGAAAAGATGCTCAAAATCTGGGGTGATGGCCTAGCCAAGAAAAAAGAACTAGAGGAAAAGGATGGAGATGGAGGGGTAGTCACTCCAAAGGATGATAGAGAGAAGGATCAGAGAATTATTGATGCTATGAAGGCTCTCCTAGAGGAAAAGAGAAAATCTAGAGCCGCTGAGCTAGGTATTGATGCTGATTACTACCAGCTTTCAGCTAGAGAGACCCTAGACTTTTGGAAGGGTCAGGAAAAGATTCAGAGAGATTCTGAGAAGGCTAACAGCTTTGTAAGAGCAGAAGTTTCAGCCTCTAAGAAGGCTAACCTTAAAGAGACTGAGGCTCTATGGAAGTCTGATCTAGAAAAGCAGATTGCTCAGAACAAGAATAACTATGATGAGCAGATCTCATTAGCAGAAATCTACCTTGGAAGAATTGAAACATTCCATACAAAAGAATCTAAAGAATACATTGATGCTCAGAAGAAATTAGAAGATATCAAGAATGCTGCTAAAGAGTCAGAAAAGAAGTTTCAAGAGGAAAAGCTTAATGGTGAAAGACAACATAATGCAGCTTTACTAGACATCCAGATAGAAGAAATTAGTATCAAAAGAGATAGAGGCTTAATCAGTGATGAACAGGCTTTAAGAGAAATTGCAGCTATTAATGAAAAGAAGTATCAAGCAGAAAAGAAGGCTATTGAAGATAGACTAAAACTACAAAATCTAGATAAGTCAGAAAGACAGAAAATTAACAATGAGCTAATAGCTCTTGCAGACAAACATAAGAAGGATCAGATAAAGCAAAATGAAGAACTAAGGAAAGAACTAGATAAGAAGTCTCCTTATGCTGGAATGAAAAAAGCTTCTGATGATTACACTAAATCAGCTAAGGATAATGCTAAAAACTTTGGAGGCTATCTATCCAATGTAATGAATGCTACAGAGAATGCTATAAGTAATGCTCTCAAAGGTATGATTACAGGTCAGATGAGTTTTGGTGAAGCCATGAAGAGTATTTGGTCTGGTATTGCTGATGCTGTTCTAGGTGCTGTAACTAAGATGATTGCTCAATGGATTGTAGCTGCTGCTGCTGAGGCTATCTTTGGAACTGCCTCAAAAGAGACTGGAAATACTGAGGCTACTGCTGCTCTTGATACTGCCGCTGCTGAAACTTGGGCTGCTTATGCTGGTATTCCCTTTGTAGGTCCAGCCTTAGCAGCAGCTCAGCAAGCTCTAATTCTTACCTCCTATGCTGCTTCTAAGGGTGCTAACAAGGCTGCTACAGCCTTTGCTACTGGAGGTATGGTCTCAGGTCCAACCTTAGGTCTAGTAGGAGAAGCTGGTAAGGAATACATGGTTCCTGAAAAGGATATGAACTCCCTTCTACCTTCCCTAGTAGCCACTGGAGCTAGCCTCTATAAGTCTATGGCTGATTCTCAGGCTAGAACTAATCGCTATGCCGCTCAGGGTGCTTCTTACACTCCCTCAGGCTCCCAGGTCAAGTCTTCTAGCTCTAACTCGGGTCATGTATTCAACATCTCCACAGCACTAGGAGACAAGAGAGAGCTAGCTAAGACTATTAAGAGTGTATTGAATGGTGATACAAGAATTTATGGAACTG